GCGGTGGACCCAGCAGAAGTGGCGCACCAAGTCGGGGAAGCCCTCTGTGCAGGGCTCAGACGCTACGGGTGAGGCGTACGCTCCCGCTAAGGCCATCCAGGGCATGTCGAAGAAGAAGTATGCCGCAGCTTCGGCGAAGAAGCGTGCGGCCACTCGCATGGGCAAGCAGCGCGCAAAGCATGGGCTCCACAAGGGGAAGAAGCGATGAGTCGGCAGTACACCTCAAAGCCCGCTCGGGGCAAGGCTCGCGTTAAGATCACAGCCGCCGGTCGCAAGGTGTCTTACGGCCAGGCAGGCAAGGCCAAGGGCGGTGGCTCGCGCGTCAAGCCGGGCACCTCGAAGGGTGATGCCTACTGCGCACGAAGCGCCGGGCAGATGAAGTCGCACCCGAAGGCCGCGAAGGACCCCAACAGTCCCTTACGGCTTTCGCGGAAGCGTTGGGCGTGCAAAGGCGAGAAGAGCTCGAAGTGAAAGCTCTCCCTCCCGAAGCCCTAGAAGCCCTACGCGACCCGAGCATCAGTCTGCCTGCGTACGCTAAGGTCATCGACCAGAAGACTGGGCGGGAAATCAAGTACGACCCGTATGCCATCACCAACAAGCTCCAGGCTACGGTGGTCGGCTACTACGCAGACCCGCCCGTCACCGAGATAGGCCAGGTCAAGTGGCTCAACCTGCTGGGCTATCGTCAGGGGGGTAAGTCCCTTACGGCCGAGGCGTGCGGCTACGTGAAAGCCGCCTACACGCCGGGCTTCGACCACGTCTGTATCGCTGACACGAAGTCCCGTGCCGAGTACCTGCACCGTCGCGTCCACCTCATCCATCAAAGTTGGCCCGAGATCGTGCGGGCTTCAACGGTGCCGAACCGAGAGGTCCGCCAGCTCTCGTTCCAGCACGGCGGCAGGATGCGTATCTTGTCCGGTGAGTCCGGGGCTGTCGGCATCGGCCAGTCACCGGACAGCTTCCACGGCTCCGAGCTCCCCTGGTGGCGCTCGGCCGGCAGCCAGTTCTCGATGATCTACCCGTCCATGATCAACCGAGACCACGCACAGGTGTTGCTCGAGGCCACGCCCGCCCCGATGTCGATGCCCTCGACCGAGTGGTGGCGCGACCAGTGCCGTGACTCCAAGCTCGGGAGGGGTCGCTGGGTCTACGCCTTCTTCCCCTTCTGGGACGGCAAGCTCAACCGACGCCCGTGGCCGAAGAACAGCAAGCTCACCGCCGAAGAGGTCAGCCTGCTCGACCGCTANGGNCCCTACGGGCTGAAGAAGGAGAACCTCGCGTTCCGCCGTCTCATGATCGAGACGGACGCCGAGATTCGCCGCCACCCGGACCTCTTCAAGGTCTACTACCCCTTCGACGACGTGTCGTGCTGGGTCGCCTCTGCGGGCTCTATCTTCCGCTCCGACATGCTCAAGCGGCATCAGGAAGCTGAGTTGGTGTCATGGAAGGCACCCTACATGGAGTACGAGCAGCCCCAGCCGGGGGCTGTGTACGTCATCGGCGCCGACCCTGCGGGCTACGCCTCGCGCGACCACGCAGCGTTCCACGTCTTCAAGGTCTACGCCGATGAGTGGACCCAGGTGGCGTGCTTCGGGGCCACCACAGACCCCGTAGACTTCGCCAAGCGGCTCAACGAAGTCGGCCGCAAGTACAACAACGCCCTCATCGGCGTCGAGTCCAACGGTGTCGGCGTAGCCACGCTCGCTCTGCTCGAAGAGCTGGGCTACCCGAACCTGTACTACGAGAAGGCGTACAAGCCCGGCATCGCTGCCACCGTGAAGTCCCTGCCCCAGATGCTGTCCTATCTACAGGATGCTCTGATGGACACGATGGTGCTCCGCGACGAGGACACGGTGGGGCAACTCGGCTCGTACCGAGAGGACAAGTCGACCGAGCGGTCTGCGTCCTCCGAGCTTCTGGGCTCTGCCACCAAGGGCAAGCGCCGGGACAGACACCACTGGGACAAGGTGTCCGCTCTTCAAATCACATGCGTGGTCGCGAGGGCAGCGCCCCGCCGCTACCGTGACAACCAGCCCCCCGAGGGCTTAGAAAACGTGGTCCTCTTCCGAGACATGTCCTACAACCAGTTGCAGGAGTACCGGAAGTCTGGTAGCAAGTCGAAGAAGAGCAAGCGGGTGCGAGCGCGGTATCCGCGCAGGAGGCGGTGATGGCAGACGTGAAGCTAGACAGCGAGGCTGCGGGAGCGCGGAGCGAACGTGCCGGAGCAGGTTTCCGCTCGGACCCACGGAAGATGAAGGCCGAGAAGAGCGCGCCAATGGTGTCACGTGCTCGAGGCAGAGGCGACGCCAGCCAAGCTGTGTTTGATCAGGGTGCAGACGGCAAGGTGACGTTCTCGTCCAAGGGTGACGGGTACTTGTACTCCTTCGATCCCTCCACCAAGCAGTTCACCATCCTTGCTTCTCCTGGTGGCAAGGGCGTGGGCGCCAAGATTGGCCCCGAGCACAACCTGGCCGGAGACTTCCAAGAGGCAATGGCGCGGGCGCAGTCGGAGGCGATGCCAGCGTCACCAAGAAGGGAGGAGTTCCCAGGCTTCGCCCCTCCAAATCAAACTGACTTGGCCGAGTCATCTCCAACGGACCTTGAGCGAAAGCTGAACACGGGTTTTCCTGCACCCCGACGCTTCGACCTTGAGCCGAGTGCTGAGTCGCAGACCTTTTACGATGACTATATGGAAGCCGGGCTGACGACGCCTGACCCGTTCGCAGAAGTCACGGAGGTCAACCGCGACCGTGCGTTGTCCGACATGCCTGTCTCGCAGGCGGCGGCCCGGGACAATGTTGCGGCTATGCACAAAAACCGCATGATGCGCTTCAAGCAGATGCGGGAAGATGCCGCGCGTAAGGCGTTCGACCAGGGGTGATACATGTTGGGGACAAACAAGAACGGTAACACGCGGCGGCCATCGGAGCTCGCAGAGGAGGCGGCAGCCACTGCTGTGCGGAAAGACAAGGCCCGCACAGCAGGACTCAAGCAGCTTCAGCGTGAAAGCATTGACAGCCCTGACGCGCGTTCGATGTACCGGCGGGTACAGCAGCGAGACTCGTCTGACTTCTCCGACGTGGCCGACATGAATGTCGAGGCAGAGGCCGACGCGATGGACCCTATCAAGATTGAAGGGGTCGCTCCGACGAAGGCCGAGGTCACGGGCGTCGACCGCGACAAAGTAAGGACTCAGTCTGCCCCTACTTTTGGTACCCAGTACAGTCTGAAAGGGGGCAAGGTGAGGTTCTCCCCGAAGGGCGACCTCTACGTCTACGAGTACGACCCAAAGACGCGGGAGTACACCGTCGTGGACGGGCCTGGAGGCGTAGGCGCTAAGTTTGGGGCGGACCACCCATCCATCGCAAAGTTTGACGAGTCTCGCATGGCTGCCCAGCAAGAGAGCGGCGTGACGCCTCCCGAAGAACTGGCAATCGAGGGGGACGCCGGTGTCGACCCTGACTCACTGACGCCTGCTGAGTTCAGGGAGCGTTACGGATTCTCGCAAGAAGAAGCGGAAGGGGTTCCCTCCGGGAGAGTGTCCGTCTCCCCCGGTGAACTGATTGACTTTGACGATTTTCTTCCTGAAGAAACTCTCTTGCCTAGCCCGAAGGAAGTGACTGAGGACACAACGGACCCCCAGTCACCCGCTTTACGGGCGATTCTGTTTGAGGGACCGCAACCCATTGTGGACAAAGAGGGTGTGTTGTACACCCACAACGTCCGCAACGCTCTTATGACGGGGAAACTCGATATTGATGAGTGGCCTAAGATCAAGCAGAGGCTTCAGGTCGAAGGTGCTATTAAAACACAAATCGGGGCAGATCCAACGACGGATACTGGTTTCCGCGCAAGGATACTAGCAGCACAAGCGGCTTCCCGTGCCATGAGGTTACGGGGTTATCGAGGCTGACACCAAGGGAGTTCAACTATGGCCCTCACGCCAAAGCAGATTCAGGGCGTCATCAAGACGCACCGAACCAAATCGCGCATCGAGCGCAAAGACTGGGACAGGTGGAGGGCCTGGTACGCTGCTGAGTACTGGGGGCAGCAGGAAGACCGCCCCTCGGGCTCTACGGCCATCATGGAAGAAGAGGAAGTCAACTTCCAGACGAACTACCCGTACGCCTACATCGACACGATGATCGCCAACATCTGTCCGCAGAACCCCCAGGTCACTGTTCTAGCGAGGCAGGAGAAGCTCCAGCCTGCGGCCCAGTTCCGCGAGGCTCTGGTCAATGACACGTTCCGGCGGAACAAGCTCCACCACGTCATGTGGAAGACTGCGACCAACGCCTCCATCTGTGGACGTGGGCTCGAGAAGGTCGTGTGGAACTTCGAGAAGGAGATGGTCCAGGTCTTCGACGTGGACCCTCGGCACATCTTCTTCGACATGTCGGCCGCGAAGTTCGAGGACATTCGCTACCTCGTCGAAGTCACGGTCCTGACGAAGACCGAGTTTAACAAGCGAGCCAAGTCTGAAGACGGGCAGTCCTCACAGTACGACCCTGCGGTAGCGAAGAAGGCCCACTACGGGGGCTATCCGACGTGGCTGAAGGACGAAGCGCGGGACAGCTCACTCGTCAACGAGGCCAGCCTCGAAGTCTACAAGTGGGTCACGGTCTACGAGGTCTACGACTTCGAGTCAGATAAGTACTTCCACATCCTCGATGGCGTCGAGGACCCCCTGTTCGAGGGCGAGCTCCCCTACAAGTATGTTCGCAACCCGTTCGTGCTGGTCACGTTCAACGAGAACATGACTGACCTCGGCGGGCTCTCCGACATCAAGCTCATCTCAGCTCTCCAGGAGCGCCTCAACGAAATCGACACCCTCGAGCTGTGGCACGCCCACACCTCGACTCCGATTGCGATGGTCAACACGGCACTGGTCGACAACCCCGAGGACTTGATCACAGCTCTGCGCGAGGCCAACCAGCCGGGCTCCATGATTGCTGTCGAGGGCAAGGCCAACGCACCTCTCCGCGACATCATCGGACAGACGCCTACGCCGAGCTTCAGCCCCGAGTTCCGCGAGATGCGGGAGCGGTGCAACCTCGTCATCGAGTTCATCCTGGGCATCCCGCAGTACAGCCGGGGCGTAGTCGGAGTCGCTGATGTTGCTACGGAAGTCGCGCTGGCAGACACAGCGACTCGTACGAGGAACGGTCGCCGCATTAAGATGGAAGAAGACGCTCAAGCGGAGTTGGCGAACAAGGTCATCGGGCTCTACGAAGAGTTCCTACCAGAAAATACGACTCTCCCGATTCGTCTCACGGACAGCCAGGAAGTCCTAGAGGCAACGCGCGAGTCGCTCGCCATGCGCAGCTCGCGGCGCCCTACCGAGCCGCTAGAGTTCGACTACCTGGCGGTGCCCTACAGCCCGACGGAGAACCACCGGATGGTGCAACTCCAGAAGCTCCAGCAGTACATGCCCCTCCTCGTAGGCAACCCTGCGGTCGACCAGTCGAAGCTCATCACCAAGCTGCTCGACCTCCTCGGGATGCGCGACATTCTGGCACCGCCACAGCCTGCGCAGCCTCCCGGAATGCCAGGAGCTCCAGCGCCCGGAGGCGCTCCCCCTGGGATTCCGCCGGAGCTTGCCGCACTCATGGGCGGGGGCGCCCAAGCGGGGGCTCCTGGCGCCGATACGACCGCCACAGGGGCACTCCCCCCGGGCATTGAGCCTCCGGCAGTCCCGACGCCGATGGGTAGCCTCTGATGGCACGCGACTACCAGCATGAGTACGACACGTACCATTCGAGTGTGTCTGCAATGAAGGACCGAGCGGCACGGAACAAAGTGCGACGTAGAGCCCTGCGCAATGGCACAGTCACCAAGGGTGACACCAAAGACATCGACCACAAGAATGGCAACCCGAGGGACAACTCGTCGGGCAACCTTCAGGTCATGGACCGTAAGAGAAATCGAGGCGACAAGCGCGTCGAGGACATTCAAGGGAGAAACCGATGAAAGACACGAAGAAGACGACGGCAAAGAAGGCTGTACCTGAAGGCAAGGTGCCAAAGAAGAAGCGCCCGTTCAGCTACCGTAAGTCTCCCTCGAAGTCGTCCCCGCTGTCGACGTTCGGTGACCTCCGTGCGACAGGCCGGAAGAAGCTCAAGTCAGCGGGCGACTGATGCCCCTCTACGACTTCCGCTGCAACAACGGCTGTGGCTACTACAACGACATGTTCATTCCTCTGGCGGATGTCGACAAGGCTGTGTGCCCCGACTGCCAGGCGGGCATCACCATCCGCATCGGCGCCGTCATGACGATCGGCCCGATGCCCTCGAAGCCCTTGAAGGTCGGCCAGGTCGGCCGCTCGTTCGAGTCTGCGTCCGAGTACCGTGACTACCAACGCCAGAACCCTGACTGCGCCGTTGTCGACGCAGACTCGACGGAGTGGCGGAAACATGTGGACACGGCTAGGGAAAAAGCCGAGCGCACGGCTAAGCGCCGGGGCTACCGCGACCTTGCCGACCAGCGCGAGAAGCGGGGGCTTGAGCAGAGAAAAGGGCGCGGAGAGGTTGACGCAAAAGTTTTCGTCTAGTACTCAACACATGAGAGGTGCCGCGTGCCCATGATGACTCAGTTGCTCGACAAGCTCAAGAGCGACCCGCCCCAGACCGAAGAGGAGCTGGAGCAGCTTCTCGGCGAGACGGGCTACGACCTTGTGCCGACCGAGCCCACTTCTCCTGAAGGCGAAGACATGGACGCCGCAGGTATGGGCGACATGGCTAAGGAAGAGCCCCCCGAGGGCGAAGAGATGGTCGAAGAGGAGTCCATGGAGGAAGAGGCAGACATGCCCCCTCCCATGAAGATGCCCGGTAAGGCTCTGACTCGCATCGAATTTTCGATGAAGCGTCAGAACGCTGCCAAGCGCGCCCTCGATGAGGACAAGAAGAACAAGAAGAAGGGAGGAATGTATGGCTGAAGAGGTCGAGGCGGGGGTTGCGCCCGCGCCAGCATCAGCGTCCGACGCATCCGAAGCTGTGGGTAGTCCATCTGATGC